TATTTGTCCCACATCGTGGTTGGGAGGGAGTTCATCAGGTATCGTCATTGGTTTTCCGCCATCTAACGATAACGCGATTTCGGTATCTTCGGTTTCTCTCGCTTTTTTACCACCACGGTTTTGTTGCATATAATACATGCCCCAATCATAAGAATGTGCCATTGCGTTGATTACTGTATCATAGGTGATTCCACATACACATGTATCCGAGTCGGTCGAATACCGAATACTATACCACCAATAAGGAGGTATCGAGAGTATATGTCCTTTCTGAACCTCGAAATCCAAAAACCGCAATTTGTCCATATCATTCATATGGTTCGGTGCCGGATTCCAAATATTCACCGTAGACCGGAACTCGTATTGGTCGTAATCTTTCACCGGATGTAAATATCGACTGCTTTTCCATGGCGTCATTTTCACCCGGATTTTGCCCGAAGTTGGTGCCACAAAATAACACGCGTTGGTATGATACCGTAAAGGCGTTGTCGCGTGTTTCGAGCCCATCATTAAATCGTATTTGGAATACAAATTGATGGGTGGTTTTAGGAAAGTATCCATGGATGAACATACATACTCTAAACCTGTAGCCTCCATAAACTCACTATTGTTTTCCGAAATATATCGAGAGTTTGTGTCGGAACTCATTAGTTTTTGCGCACTGTGAAACGGCAATACGATGTAATCTACGGCTGGCGTATCCGTATGTACCGGTTTCCAGTAATCGCGCGTATCTTTTATTTTCACATCGTAGTTGTCGAATTTCTCCATTTTCGAGAGTTGGATACGATGATAAAATTCCGGGTTGTGTAAAAACTCAAACATTACCGGTTGTTTTACCGAACATATTTCGTGTAAATGGGTTGCGTTCACATAATCCATTTCGTATATTTCTAAATCCTCGCTTTTCTTCCATTGGGCAACAATATGGATATACACAAACACCACCAATAAAAACAAAAACAATGATAACAACGGATGGTTTGTCCACTCGTTACTCATTTCTTCAATACTATCTGTTTATAATATTATTGAAAATATAAGACGCACATTTTTACGCGGGAATGTGTGGGTTTATTCATCCGCGATTTTTGGTGCTAAATAAAACGACAATTTCGCTGAATCTGCAGGACGCTCTTCTTGCCCTTCCCCTAGAGCATCCAAATAATACGTCATTTGCATCGGATAATCACTACTGAATTTCACTTCGACTTCTTTCGCGATTTTATTATACAAACAAATATTGTGTAAATACGTCAAACTAAATGCCAACGACAACTCTTTGCCTTCGTCGATAATAAACGACGACAAATCATCAATCTTGATTTCGACAAACATTTTCCCATTTTCATGACTATTTGACCCCAATAGAATCTTCTCTTCCGAACACTGAATATCCATCGTATCGCCAAACATCTTCAATTGGTTGATAATACTCGCGAAATGATACGACGATATCGTGATTTCCGCTTGATGTTCGATGGCGGGTATATCCATCGTATCACTATCAATATCCATCAATGGTATTTCGAAATGTTTCTCGAAATCCGTTTTGTTCACCGGCGTACCTCCGGGATTCCGCATACGCACAAACAACTTGTCGTTTTCTTCTTGGGAATACGATATCTCAATCAATTGCGTTTTTTCACGTGAATTCAAGATTTTATACAACATCGAAGAAGAAACGCCTATTGTGATTGCGTCGTCGAACTCGTGGTCGTATGTACAAAACCACGACGATGGCAAATACAATTCCATAATAGAGACGTGTGATGTATCCATACACTGAATAAACATCCGGTCTTTTCCAAACACGATATTGATATGGTCAGTGAATGCTTTCACATGCTGGAACAACATCCCGAATTGTTCGGCTTTTTGTGGATTGGTAATGACAATATTCATTATTGTATCGGTGTGTTATTGTGTCATAGTGAGTTTGTTTTATGTAGGTTTCGAGAGTATATATTTTTATGGGCAATATGTTTTCCCCGACTCTTCGTATAGTTTCGACAATATTTCTGTCGATTGTTCTTTTCTAAACAACCGGATTTTCTTACGAACCTCGGGAGGAATAAGCGGCAATAATAACTTTGATATTTGGTCCACACACGATGGAACGTTGTATATGTTCATATATCGCATGGTTTCTGAAAACATCGTGTCGCGTTTCACCGATTCGTCGCAAAAATAAACAATGATATCTCGATAACGTTCCGCCGCCGAAACCGTGAAAGACGCTAAATTCACGTGAATTTCAAATGTTCCATATTCGGAAACACACCAACTACAAAAACGCAAGACGTTATCCACAATTTCCCCGTAATTCGCTGGAGTTCCATAGAGTTTAAATACGCGATAATCGAAATACATTTCGTCTTTGTTTGGTACAATCCAAAACGTATTGTCCATTAAATCCACTAAACCGATTTTATTACAAATTGCTTCTGCACATTCCCGTTTTTGGGCGTTTTTAAAGAACATATGTTTTTTCGTTGTATCGTAAAATTCGTCTTTCGCTTTCAAGATTTTTTCTAAATCTGAATTCTGATTTTCAGTATCAGAATGTGCGATTTGTAGTTTTTCCATTTGTATATAAAAATATATGTATTTACATTTTTATACGTGTTTTCTTTATTCTTTTTTAGAGGGCACTCGATTCTAATAGTTGACTACTATTCGATGGCTCATTATCCGATAAAATACGGACACGTTCTTCCAACAACATCTTATTCACATCCATGGTATAGGATTGTAAACTCAATACAATATTCTTGAGATTCTCGATTTCTACCGCCATTGTCTCGAAACGGCTGTTGAATTCGTCTAATACTTCCGTAATATTGGAAGGAATATCTGTCTCGGGGCTTGCTGCGTTCTGATCGCGTGGTGCCTCCAACAATTGTTTTACACTGGACTCCAAAACAAGAAGACGCTTGTCTACTACCGAAATCACTTGGGGAAGTGTTAATCCAGAAGGAACTGCCGAATTCGATGATTGGCTGGGCACACCACGACTATCCACTGGTGGTGCTGGGGCGTTTTGGGAAGGTGCGCGTCTTTTTTTTGCTGCGGCGAGTGATGCGCTCATTTTGTTCGTATATGGTTTTTCCGTATATTCTTTATATTCTTTCTAAACGCTTATTTTGTTTGGTTTTATTTTGTTTGGTAGATATATTCGTCGTTTCTACGCTTTCATCTTCATCTTGATGGTCGTATGATACTGATAAGGGGTTTCAAAGACAATATCGTCGAGAGTATAATCCTCGATATTCTTCGCTAAACCTCGGCTGAGGGTTGTATCCCGAATCGAAATTCGCGGAAACGGAAAAGGTGTTCTCTCGATTTGGGTTCGAAGTGCCTCAATATGTTCTTCGTATATGTGCGCGTTGCCTAAATAATACACGAAATCTTCCGCCACCAATCCCGTATGTTTTGCTAAAATATGGGTCAGCAAACTATACGACGCTATATTAAACGGCACACCTAACCCCACATCGCCACTACGTTGATACATCGCACACGATAAATGCGTTCCGTTTCGCACATTGAATTGCGCAAACATATGACACGGCGGGAGTGCCATTTCGTCCAACTGTGCCGGATTCCACGCGGTTAATATGATACGACGACTCGAACGTTGTTCTGGGTCGCGTAGCGTGTCGATAATTTGTTGTATTTGGTCGACACCTCCCTCCACCGATGTAGGGCGCGTTTCGTCATCGGGGGTCTCCAAACAGTCTTTTGATAATAGGTCGCGGCGTTTTTTGTATGGTGCGCCGAAATGACGCCACTGGTATCCATATACGGGTCCAAGTTCGTTTTCTTCATAATCGGTTAATCCGCGACTATCCAAATACTCTCGCGTAGAATTCCCGTCCCATATTCCCACTTTTTGTTGCTGTAATACGCGATTGTCCGTTGACCCAGATAAAAACCAAAACAACTCTTTAGCACACGTTTTCCACGCGACTTGTTTCGTAGTGAGTATTGGTATTTGTCCACCTTCCAACGAAAATCGCATTGCATTTCCAAAGACCGATAACGTATTCCCATTTCGACCTTTTTCGAGAGTACCCTTTTCCAAAATTCGACGAATCAAATCCAAATACTGGTGTTCTTCGTGTGTCTTGCCGTTCTCGCTCATCGTCCAAATATATGTAGTATTACAACCGTTCTCGTGTTTATATGGTTTTGGATGTTTTCGGTTTCTTTTCTTTAGCAATAGTTGTGAAGTATTCATTTATTCGAGAGTCGATTCTTCACAAACGGAAAATCTATTCCTATTTTATACCACACTACTATACTATGGAAATTTTTCAAAATGACGGAGATGCTTCCAAGAAAACGTTTTTGAATCACGTGTTTTCCACTACCGAAGAAGGGAAAGCCGAAATCCTCAATACCACCCAATACGCTTTATTGGGTGTCGTGCCCATCGTTGTCTTGAATAAACTCATTCAACGATTTATTCCCGAAGCAGATCACGATAAATCCTCTCTCGAATTAGTCGTTGAAGTGTTTATTCAATTGATTATTATGTTTTGCGGTGTCATCTTGATTCATCGTGTCATTACCTATTTCCCTACTTACAGCGGATTCAAATACGAAAACTTGACATTAACCAACGTCATTTTAGCGTTTTTGATTATCGTATTGAGTATCCAAACCAAACTCGGACTCAAAGTGAATATCCTCTTTGACCGCGTGAACGAGTTGTGGAATGGCCCTTCCGATGGCGTTGACCGAAAAGCCGGTATTCGCAACAAAGTCCGCGTTTCTGGACACGCCCCCAGTCAAGCCGATTATTTAGACAACGCTGGCGTCCAAATGGATATGTTTCCTCCCGCCCCCGTTCCAACTGCCGTGAAACAACCCGCTACTAGTTATGATTTGTCGATGCGCGGAAACCCTGCTGTTTCGCAACAAGCCCCTATGGGACCAATGGCCGCAAACAGTTTGCTCGGTGGAGCATTTGGCACACTCTTTTAGACAATTTACGGAGTCTTATCGCCCATAGGGCTTATGGTCTTATGGACGTAGTAAATTACACGTCGTATAAGTATAATAAATAAGTTTGGGTTATATATTATATACGATGCCTCGTGATTATTTAATTAATAGTGCAACCGGAAATACAATTGTTACCAATACCACTATATCTACGAATCCGAATACAGGCGCTTTACGTGTATTAGGTGGTGTTGGAATTGTAGGCAACACATATATTGGATCAACCACCGCTTCTACGAGCACAACTACGGGCGCGTTAGTAGTTAGTGGGGGAGTTGGTATTGGTGGAAATGTATACGTTGGTGGAAATGTGAATGTTGGTGGAAACATAAATGCTGGTGGAAATGTGAACGCAGTATCTTCTTTGATTACTGGAGTCACCACTATCAACGGAATTACGACTATTACCAGCGCAACCAATTCGACCAGCACAACTACGGGTGCTTTAGTAATTAATAATGGTGGGATTGGAGTTTCGGGTAATGTGAATGCTGGTGGTAATGTGAATGCAGTATCTTCTTTGATTACTGGATCCACCGCTTCTAGTAGCAAAACTACCGGAGCATTAGTGGTGACTGGAGGTGTTGGTGTTTCCGGTTCGTTGAATGTTGGTGGAAATATTAAGATTGACGCAACTACCGTTTCTGCTGATAAAAATACCGGGGCGTTAGTTGTTAGCGGAGGAGTCGGGGTTAGTGGAAATGTGTTTTGTAATTCTATTCATACCACTAGTCAGCCATATATATTTCGTAAAAATGTGGGTGGTCAAGCACTACCTTATGGTGGTGGCCGTATCACGTTTGCTACAGAATATGTTAATACCTCATCAGGATTACTTAGTTATGATGATACTGGATATTTCACAAATGTATCTGGTCGTACTCTACTTGTTTCCGTTTCCGCAAATGCTTCTATTAACGCGAACGAAGGAAAAACAGAGGTGCATATATGTAAAAATAATACTGAAAATACTCTAGGTACAGGGTACTTTGCTAGTACTAATAGTACTTTAGGTAATAACCAAATTCGGCTTGCAACTGCTACTAATCATTTTCCCGCGGCTTCAACTGCACCGCCTTTCATGGCGTCTTTGTCCGCAATAACACAACTTTTAAATAATGAGCGTATTTACTTAACTTCTTGGGTCCCAACTACAACTAGTTCTACATCTACAGAAGCGGCATATCCTACACAAATAATGATTGCAATACTTTAACGTCTGGACTCCCGAAGAGAGGAGTGATGCCTTTGGGCATCAAACTCTATACATACAGCGTATATGCCAGGCTATGGGGTTTTACCCTCCCGAAGGGAGCCGGAACATTAATATAACTTTATACGGTTAACGTCTGTATGTAGGGAGTTATGCCTTCGCGAATCTTCGATTCGTTTATAGTATCAAAAAGCGTATATGCTGGACTATGGGTGTTTATCCCTTCCGAAGGGAGTCCAGACATGAATACAAACATTCACCCTTTTGTATATAAAACAATCCCTACCCAAACCCGAATAAAGCAAACTCTTTCAAACTATCAAAGGCACTTACCCTTCGTCGCGTCCATAATAAATACAAATACTCTCCATATTACATATGTCCCAAATCCATCAACACATCGACCGTATCATTTACATCAATCTTGCCCGTCGCCAAGACCGTCGCGACCATATTGAATCGCAACTC